CAACGGCGCCACCACGCCGAACAAGTATCTCCGGGTGCTCAATGGTACTTTCGGCATCGTCAACAGCGCCTACACCTCACAGATCCTCGGACTGGACGACAGCGGCAACCTGACGATAACCGGGTCGCTGACCGGCACGGCGCTGACCCTGAGCGGCGCGGCCTATGTCAACGGCCTACTGACGGTCAACGCCAGCGCCAATATCTACGGCACCCTGACCAGCTACGGCGCTACCACCGTAACGGGTGCCCTGAACGCCAATACGATAGGCGCTACGACATCTATTAACGCGGGCACATCCGTCACTGCTTCCAGCGGCAATGTTACCGCCTTTAACGGGCGGCTGCGCGCCACGTACGGTGCCTATGGCTCAGCGGATCCGAACGCCGGCGTTCTCCTCGCGGATTTTGTCCAGGCGCTGACCGGCAACGGCTACGTCCGGCTGCCCGACGGCGTCCTGCTCCAGTGGGGCTCTTACACCGTCACGATCGATAACGCCGCGCATCTGTTCAATTTTCCCACGTCTTTCGCCAGCGCCTGCTTTGCCGTGGTGCCGATCTGCGGCGCTTTCGCGCCGTATCCCGGTGCCATGATGGGGGCGCAGGCAGCCAACGCCTCTCAATTCTATGTCACGGTGGCCAGCTCCGGCGGGATCGGCCAGGCGCTGGGCTCCTGGTTCATCGCCGTGGGGGTGTGAAATGACGTATTATGCGCAATTCTCGCCGGACCCGCCGTACTACGTCATCGGATTTTACGACACGTCCATCGTGCCCTACACCAACCTCCCCGCGCTCGACAGCATGATCGTGCTGTCGGACGCGCAATGGGCGACCTTGGCCGGGACGGTGCAGGCCGCCAACCAGTGGATGGTATCGGGCGGAGTCATGATCGCCGCACCGGTGCCGCCACCCGATCCGGTACTGGCGTCCCAGGCGGCGCTGGCACAGAGAATCGCCCTTGGCATCGGCATCACGTCGGACAGCACGCCGACGGTGAACGCGACCTATGCGCTCGATAGCGTGTCGGTCGGACAAATCTTTCAGATCGGTCTGTACGCCAGTCAGTTCGGGGTCTTTCCCAGCGGACAGGCAACGCAGGAATACCCTGACAGCAACAGTGAATTTCACACCTTTCCGGTGCCGGTGTTCGTCGGCTTTCTAAAAGCCGTAGCCTCCCTGACGTCGGCCTTGAACATGCAGCAGGCGCTCATGGCGCAGGGCGGCGAGCCTGCGTGGCCGCCACAAATTGCAGATATAGTTTAGGATGCACCGCTTTGTGGCGTCACGAAAACTGAACTCAATTGCGCTGACAGCGAAGCGGCTTGGGCGGTTGTTGTAATAACTTGTAGTGGCACCGAGGACCCCGCCGGGAGACCGGTGACGTAAGCACCCTCTTGGCGCATGGCATTTCCGGTATGCACAGCCTGCAGCACCCCGCCGCTGCCGGAGTCAGCGTAGACCGCGGCCGGTAATCCGCGACTTAGGGTCAACCGGGTCGTCGAGCTACCGGACTCGCCACCGAACTCATAGGTGTGCGTAACACTTTCGATATAAAAATCCCAAGAAATATTACTATTTTTGAACGGCGCATAGCGAAATCGCGTGCCGATCAGGATCGTCGGCGCCAGCGGCAGGGTAACCGAGGCGGACGCCATGAGCGGGGCTGGATGGTACCAGCTGATCATGCGCCCGGTCAGCGCCAGGATGGTGTCCTGTACCTGGGTACCGGGGTTCTGCGCCGCATTACCTTGGGGATCGAACAGCCAGCGCGTGGTGCCTATTTGCGGACGGAAGCCGTAGCGCTGCACTGAGGCCGGATCACCGGCGGCGATGAACTGAAACGCAAAAGGTATATTGTTGCTATTGTTGCTGGTTATCGTAGCGTATCCGGTCGGGTTGAGTTGATAGAAATTGCGGGCGTCGTCGGCGGAAAAACTGATTGATGATTGAAGAAACCCGAAGCTTTGCAAAGTGAAATCACGCAGCGGCAGCGCGTTCCACCGGGTCATGTCAAGCGCACCGAGGGCCAGGGACTGCGATATGCCCATCGCAGGTACTGGATTGACGCGAGCAACCAGTTGCGGTCCGGCCGCCGCAGCAACCGGCAGGGAGGCCATCTTGAGCATATTACCGGCGACCGCAGTGCCTGCGGTCGATAGCACATAAGCATTGGCGGGTGCCGTTGTGACAAAGAACTCGTACCAGGGAAACGCAAAAATGTTATTGAACTTAGCCGCCCACGATTCTTCAGAAACCATGAAATAATCGGCGTAAGGGATAAAAACATCCGGGTATTGCTCCCAGATTTGTCCGACCAGGTCGCCGAACGCCAGCCGCTTGCCGCCCTGGTAGGGCAGCGCGGTTTTATTCATGATGCCGTTGGCGCCGGCCATGATCTTGTACCACGTTTGGCCGACGATGATCGGGTTGCTGCTGGCAAGGCTGTTGCCGCCGATCGCACCCTGGCTGAGCACGCTTTCCAGGGTGCCGGGCACGAAATCCAGCGCGGTGCCGATCGCAGTGCCCGCGGTCAAGCCGTAGAAGCTGAGCGCATAAAAATTAAAACTGTTGAAGAACCAGGAAAAATCCGCACCGAACACCGTGACGCCGCGGCTGACCCCGGAGCCGCCTTGCCCGCTGGACGTGTGCCAGACCTGAGACTCGCTGGTGCCGGTGATGATGCCGATCATGGTGATCGCGACGTCGCTGCCGCGGCCCATGCCGATGAGGCAAAAACTCATGGGCGTGAGTATTTCCGCCCATACTACCGGCGACTCAACGCCGTAAGGCCCGCCGGGGGCGAGCTGCAAGGTGAACGTGCCGGGATTACCGCCGCGCAGCGATTTGCTGACGGAGACCCCGAGCAACTGCCCCGGCGTAAGCACCCACGGGCCGCCTTCGAACGGATACACTTCAACCGAACAGACAATACCCGAGTGTACGTTATCAGACACAGGCTACAGTCTACCCGTAAGCAAGCATATGACAAGTATAACGAGCACAATACCAAGCAAACTTATACCGCCTCCGTAGTAGCCGCCATAGCCGGCTGTGCCGCCCCAGGTTCCCGAGTGCAAACCGTAGCCTCCGGCACCGAACAGCAAAAAAAGTATGACGAGCAGCAAAATAAGACCCATGACACGCACCTTTCCTATTGCAGTGGAATTCCCTGCGGCACACCGGCACCGCCTCCGCCCGCCGCGGCTTCACCTTCGCTCAGCGCCTTGAAAAACCGCTGCAATGCACTGATCAGCGGCGGACCTTCTTTAGCGACATTGTTTAGCGTATTGAGCGCCGCTGGCAAAACCGTGCTCATCTCCCGGCTAGTGTAGCCGGAGCCTTCGATACCGGCGGTTTTAGCGCGCGATATCGTATCCAAGGTAACGCCAACAGAACCCGGCATGTTGCCCATATCAGGAATGTTCATGATAGGTCCGGCGCCCGATTGCGGATCAACACCGGGCGATTTGGCTGACCGAGTGTTGGTTTCGTCGTAGCGGCTAGCTTTCCACAGGACATCGGCGGCGTATTGCTTAACCCCTGCCGGCACCCGCCCGGCACGAATAGCCGCAGTATGATCCACGCCCTTTTTGTCTCTCCCCGGCCCCCAGTTATAGGCTTCCAAAGCCATTTCGAGATTACCGCCGAACAAGGTCAACATCTTGCGCAGATATCCGGCGCCAGCCTTTGCGTTCTTTTTCGGGTCCCACACTTCACCGGGGCGCAGTCCCATTTCAGTAGCAGTGCCGGGCATCAACTGCATCAGGCCCTCTGCACCGGCGGATGAAACTGCCAAGGGGTTGAAATTCGATTCCTGTTGGGCCAATGCCATCAACAACGGCTCAGCAATACCACTCTGTTGAGCCGCTTCGGAGATCGCCGGCTTGGTCAGCGCCATAGCGGCGGCATCATATTGGTATTGCGACTGCCCGCTGATATGCGATGCGGCCATGTCGCGTAAATTCGGGTTGCTGTACTGATTGGCGACCGGGTTGTCGGTCAGCATGCGCGCGGCAACACCTTTACCGCCCGGCGTGCTGACCAGATCGGTCAAGGCTTGAATAGCGAAATAACTGTGCTGCTTGTTCAGCTGCAAATAGCGATCGGCTTCTTTGCGCAGCACCGGGTCCTGCATATACTGGTCCCATGAGCCGGGACCGTTGGTGCTATCGAACAGGCTTTTCAGGTCGCCTTCGGTGTTGAGTTTTGCCGTCCAGGATGACATCGCGACCGTACGGCCCGGATTGCTTCCGACGCTGTTCAAGGCACTCTGAATACCGGCGCCCGCGGCGACACCGGTATCGGTGCGGCCCGGCGTATTGATATAGCGCATCAGGAAATCGGTGACGTTAGCGATACCACCGACACCCTGGCCGGACTGTGCTGCCGCTGCCATTGACGTGTCGATCGAACGCAACACCTGGGCGGCGTCGACGCCTTGCTCAACCGCCTTGGCCAGTGGAATACCGATGATATTAGTGAACGCGTTGATGCCTTTTTCGTCGGGCGATATCAGGCCCATCCGCATCGCATTACCGGCCGAGCGCTGTGCCATGCCCTCCGGCAGCATGCTTAGACGCTCGTCATAGGACATGCGCCCGAGGCCCGTAGCGATGTCAACCGCCTGCTCAGTATTACGGGGCCGCATGCCGGTGTCCATCAGCAACTTGGTCGCTTCCGCCGGACCAAGACCGAGTTTGCGCATCCACTCCGGCGGCGGTGCTCCAGCCTCGCCTTCGGCACCAAAGGCTTCTGTCAGACTGCCACCATAGGTGCCGCTGCGCCGCAGCTTGGCCATGCTGAGCATAATGTTGTTGTAGGGCGTTGCGTTACCCAGCGCAGACCTCGCCAGATTACCCGCGCTTTGCGGGATAAACGCCATTTCCTCGGCGGCGGCAGCGTACTCCGCTGCGATACCGATGCCTAGCAGCCGTGAAGACGCACCAAGACCGAAAGAAGCAGCAAACGGAATATGACCGCGCCCTCCACCCCACGTGCCGCCACCTCCTCCTCCTCCCCCTCCCGGTCCGCCTCCTCCCCCTCCCGGTCCTCCGCCACCACCTCCGCCGCCCGGCGGCGGCCACGGCATGCCGGGGCCGAACCCGGCCGGGTTGAAGGCGCCGCCACCGGGCGGCGGATGGCCCGGTGCACCGCCACCGGGGCGCCAGAACCCGCCGGTGAACGCATTGCCGGGATAAAACCCGGCGCCGCCCCCGCCGCCGCCGAAATTAACCGGACTACCGCTGCCGCTACCGCGACCGGTATTCATGGCGATCTGCTGATCAGCCCCGGAGATCAGCCGCAGCCAGTAATTGGCGGAGCCGAACTGCGGCGAGCCGCCGCCCATGTTCATCGGGTTGGCGCCGCCACCGCCGCTGCCCCAGCCCCCGCCGCCACCGCCGATCATGCCGCCACCGCCCCCGGCGACGCCGGCGGAGGTGACCATCTGGTTGCGCATGTGGTTGTGGTAGTCATAGCCGGACAGGCCGGTCACCCCGCCCTGGGTGACCCCGGCGGTGCCGCCCGGTTGTGTGGTGCTGTTCTGGCTGCCCGCGCCCGGCTGCATGAACGGCGGCAGACCTGTACCGCCGGCGGGCGGTGGCCCCGGCCGGGCGGTGCCGCTCATCCGCCTGGCCCGTCAGCCGACGGGGTTTTACGCGAGAAGCCCGGCTTGAGGCCGCCGGTGGCCCTGGCCTGCCAGGCGGCCACCGAACGGATGCCCTGCGCCACGCCGATGAGTTCCAGATAGCGCTGTTTCAGTGGCTCGCGCAGCACGTTGACCCAGCCGGTCATGGCGGCGGCGGGAGCGTCCTTGGCTCCGGCGCGGCTGAAGCTATAGTGTTCGGGGTCGTCGAGGGCGGCCATCTCCAGCACGAAATCAAGCTCGGCGACGGTGTAGTCGCGCAGCGCTTTGCCGAACGGGTTGCGATGCCCCTGGATCACCGATGCGATCCACAGCTTACGGGCCAGGGGGTCGTTTGTCGGGATCCCCCGGACGGCGAAATTGCGCGTACGCTTCTTCGAAAGCACCTCCGACTTCATAGACGAGGTCCGCACTCGTCACCGGGAACTTCTCGAAATTCACCGCCGGCTGGGTCTTCGGGTCCAGCTTCTCGATCGCGTCGTCGGCAAGACCGTAGGGCCACAGCCGATTGGCGCCGAGCAGGTAAAGCTCCAGGAAGGCGCAATAGCGGGAGAACTGCACGGCCTGAAAGTCGATGCTGCCCAGCGCGCCGCCGCCATCGGGGTAGGCCCGGCGTCTTATTTCCGCGGCTTTGTACGACACCTGCATATCGAAAACGATCGAAGGTATCTTGAAGCTGTACTCACCCCCGGTGCTGTCCTTGACCGTGAAGCTGTCCTTCAGGATGTCGGACATCGCTTAGAGGCCGAACGGAGCGGCGGCCGCTGCCACCGGCACGGCGACCGAGATCAGGTTCAGCCCGTCATTGATGATAGAATTGCCGAACGGATCGAGCACGTTCAGCGCCAGGAAGGCGTAGGTCGAGCGCAGCGGCGCATTGGTCGGGATAGACAGGCCGACGTTTTGCGCTTTCGCGCCGACATAGGAGAACATGACGGTGTTGGTGAGACCGTCGAGCACGTGCATCTCGAACGACTTGCCCGCCAGTAAATACTCCAGCCGCTGGTTGTTGCTCAGGATGGTCAGCCCGGCCGCCGTCAGCGAGAACGAGTCCAGGCTGAAAGACGGAGAAATACGGAGTTGCTGAACTTCCTGCGGCAAGGCCGTTCCGATACCATAGAGTTGTTCGGTCCCGAAACTGATCTGCGTGCTGACCGTCTGCGCGAAGGAAACCAGCAAGTCTCCTAGCATTATGGCAACCTGATTGCCATTTTGCACATTCAACGCGATGGTCTGCGGATTGTAGCCGGGCACTGCGTGTTCTCCGCTCGGCGTGACGCCTGCCCGACTCTACGCGCCGCCGACGCGCCGGGCGATGCCGTATGTTAAGCCAGCCGTCAAGTCAGGTTGGTGCCGATCGTCATACCCGAAACCGGGTTGGCCGTCTGGAACGCAGCGCCGCCGGCAGCATACCCTTGCAGCGAGTTGTTAGCGATGAGGCCCGAAGTGTTAGCACCTCCGGCGATCGCCGAATTGGGCACGTAGATAACGGGCGTATTCTCCCGCTGCATGGAGCGGGTGACGTTGTTGGTGACAACCACGTTCCAGTTGCCGGAAAGATAGATATGCGCGTCGTTTCCGCTGTTGGCAGTGGCGTAGCTGCCCGACCGGCGCATCATATTGCCGCTCAGCAGGCCGTTGGTGGCGTTGGCGCCGCCGCCGCTGCCGGTCCACTGCACCGCGTTGTAGCCCTGCGCGTCAAAATTGTTATTGGTGACCTGCATGTTATCGCCGGCGTTGATGGCGACCCCGTGCGTGCCGTTGGTCTCGATCTTGTTGCCCATGACCAGCGTGTCGGCGCCGCCGGACGAGCCGAAGCCGATCCCGGTATTCGCGGCGATGAAATTGTTGATGATCCGGGAGTCGACGAAATCCTGCAGGCCGGTGCCGTTGCCCATGATGGCGCAGCCGTCGACCACCGCCCACATATACCCGGATGCGTAGCTGACGCTGCCGTCGATGCCGACGGAGAAATTGGCGACGGTGCAGCGATGGATATAGGCGATGCCGAAGCGGGTCGCCTGCTGCACGATCCCCTGGCCGCCGCCCGAGCCCCAACCGTAGAGTGCCATGTAGCTGATGCTGCTGCCGGCCAGCCCCGCGCCACCCGCGTTGTTTGTGAGGTTGGCCCCGTTCATCGTCACCAGCGGCGCCGTGCCGGTGGTTTTCCACAATGCGCTGCCGCCGCCGTTCACGAACGGGCCGCCGTCGTTGTAAGGATAGTCGGTATTGGGTTGGCCGATCAGGGCAACGCCGGGCGGGATGGTCAGGTTCCCGGTGACCATCGAAATGCCGGGCGGCGCCAACACGGCGACCGGTGAGCCGGTCGAGGCGGCGGCAAAGACCGCAGCCCAGGCGGCGGTATCGTCGGTGCCGGTTGGCGCCGCGCTGGCGGTCTGCACGCCGTTGGCTACCACGCCGTAATTCGCCGCCAGCAAAAAGCCGGTATCGAGCGAGACCAGCAGGTCGCGCATGTCCTGCGAGGTGATCGTGCCGACTTGCCCCGGCTGGAACTCGCTGCCGCGCAAATAGACGATCGGGTGACGGGTATCGACCACTATGTTGCGACAGATATTGTGAACGAAAGAGGCTGTATAGAAGCATATTCTGTTATAAATCTATTTTGACTCACCAACGTGGCGCTGAAACTGACCGCGGCCAGTTGATTCGACCCGGTGAAGATCAATTGCAGACTGCTGTTTACCCAGCTTGCAAGCACGCCCGAGGAACTGCCACCTGTATAGATCAGCGAATTGAGGGTTCGTTTGGCCGCGTTCAAAATGATTATTTCATTCACCGGCGAGGCGATGGTGCCGACATAGGGCTGCAGTGCCGCTATCATTGAATAGGCCAGCCAGAACCGGCACGCAACCTGCTGGGACGACACGTTAGCGGCGTTGTTGTCCGACTCCCACGTTGTGCAATCAGACACGATGGTCGGCGTCGACGAACCGTTCGGCGTGTAGACCACCATGACCCCGGCGTTCTGCAGCGCGATGACCTGGGAGGTGGTCAGTTCCGTGCCGGCGTTGACCTGCTCGATGCCGGTGGCGTTGATCGTTTTATTGGTCAGCGGCAAGGCGATCTGATTGCCGGTGGCCATCGCGGCGGCGCACGCGGCGGTATAGAGCCCGCCGTACAACTGCGGCAGCCCGGTCACGGTATTGATCCGCCAGATGCCGGGGTAAGCGAAAACCATCTGGTAGGCGTTGAGGTTCTGTGAATTGGTCTCGGTGGCGGCAATCGAATCGCCGATCGATGAGCCGGTGAAGCCGCGTCGCCACGCTGAGTTCGGCGGCTGCCCGGCCATTTCGCAATGCTGAGCGAGCAGGGCCTGCACCGCGAGTGAGTTGCTGTCGCAGAACACCGTCCAGGCCGGGGTGGACAATCCGATGTTCAGCGCCGTCGCATAATCCGAATTGATCGGCGGCACGCCACGCGCGCCGGAGAAGAACAGCGCCGAACCGGTGACGGGGAGGTTGCCGGCCACGGTTGCCAAACCGGTCGCGGCGGTAGCGCTCGCCAGGGTGCCGGCGAACTGGTTAACCCAGAAGGCGATATCCTGCAAATGGGCGTTGATCGGTACATAATTCAACACGCCCGCAGTCGGTAGCGGCAGCGTACCAGTCACCGCTGATAGCGACGCCGAGGGCAACTGACCCTGGCTTGACGACATCAACTGGGCGTAATAGTTGCTGGTGCCGTTGAGATACTCCACTAGCAGGGTGACGGTGGAGTATGCCCCGGCGCCGATCGGAATAGCGAGTGATTCCCCGGCCACCGAACTGGTAACGCTGAAGGTGTTGGTGACCGCGCCGGTGACCACGGAATACGTTAACGCGCTACCCGCTGCCCCGGAGTAAGCCATTACAAACGGCACGGTGAGGTTGTCGCCGACCACCGCGGTCTGCGAATAGCCGTCGTTGAGGGTGACCTTGCGGCCGTAGAAGGTACCATTTTGCACCAGCACGGATAGCTGGTTCGACGGCGGCCCGTACAGCACCGAGGTCAAGGTGGTCATCGTGGTGCCGCCCGAGGTCAGCAGTACGGCGGCCGACTGGGTGTTCTGCGAGGCGTCGATAAAGGTGATCTGGGCGGCGCCGTTCAACTGCGGACTGGGCGTCGCCATGAACGGCACGAACGCCGCCGCCGGGCTGCCGCGCAGCGCGTTGATCAGGTTCTGCGGATTGGTGAAGGTGGTAACGGTTTTCGGCTGCGGCCCCCAGCCGTAGCCGATGAACAGCAGCGGCGGGGTGACCGGCGGCGGTGGCTGGACGGAACTACTAACTGAATCAGCATAGTATACCCCCGGCAGACCGATGTACTGTCCGTCGAAAGTGATTCCTTGGGTTGGCATACGTTACGCTCCCGGCTTAAAGTTGGCATCTGCCGGGTGAGCGGGCTGCTTGGCGTAGTCCTTGATCAGCTTTTGCCAAGCTGTCCTGGTGTGTTTTTCCGCGCCGTGTTTGATCCGCAGCCAGCACAGCCAAATTTCGTCCGGGCTGCCTTTCGACATCACGTTGACCGCACGTGGCGGCCCGTTGCGCGGCGCGATAGTCCGCACGCTGGCCACTTGGGGGCGCAGGGTGGCCGCGAACGCCGCAAACGGCATTACCTGTTCGGGCGGTGAGGGGTCATCAACCATGCCGAGACTATGCCATCTCATCGATCAGGGTATCGTTGAGGAATGTGGGGTTGCTCCTGATGCTCTCGATCACCGGATAGTTTGTAAGCACCATGGCCGGGAACAGCCCGTCGAGTTCGAGCATCAGGTCGGCGTTGTAGAAGCCGGGAATCTGGCCCTGCCACTCCTCGGTCCCGGTATAGCTCACCGCCTGGAAAGAGTGCTCGACGTTCAACCCGATGTATGAATAGACCGAGGCATGCAATACCCGGAACACCGCAAGCAGGGTGTCGCGGTAATAGTCGCGCTCCTCGGCATTCGGCGACTGGATGGTGACGCGCCAGAGCCGGCGTGCATTGGCGAACAGGGTCCAGACATTGCCGACCGACGGATCGACCAGGCCGCCGATCTCGGTTTCGCTTTGCCGGATCATCTCCAGGTTGACGACGATGAACGGCATTGCCAGCCAGCCGTTCATCGGCATCCGGGTCAGGATCTGCGCCGGCTGGATACCGGGCGGCCGCACCAGGTTGTTCATCGCCGATTGCAGCAGCCGGATCAGCAAGGCGGTATCGCCGATCCGCGCACCGGTCGGCGGTGCCGCCACCGCGGCGGCGGGCGCGACGACGGCAAAGCCGTCGAAGCCGGTGGCGCGGTCGGCCAGATCGTTGAAATAGGCGTAGCCGGGAATAAAAAAGAAATCAGAATTAGCGGTAGCGTCAGCCAGCGCCCCGGCATAGCCGAGGCCGGTGCTGTAACCCGAGGCATCGCTTGCGGCGAGGCTGTCGAACAGGGCGAACGCCGCCGCCGCTTGCGGGGCAAACCCGTCACCGGCGTCACCGGTATCCGCCAGCGTGCCGAGATAATTGCCGCTGATGCTGACGCCGAATCCGTCCGCGGCGGTCAGACTGTCGCCAAGACTGAACGCCGCGGCCGGTTGGGTAAACCCGTCAATTGCGGCGACGGTGTCGCCCGCGGCGCCGCTTGCCGCCGCGCCCGCCGCCCACGCATCGACGACAGCGCCGCTATCGGCGAGACCGAGCGCCGCCGCCAGCCGGGTCAGGCTATCGCCGTCGCCGGTGGTGTCGGCCAACCCGCTGCTATAGGCCCCGGCGGAGCTATAGCCGAGGCTGTCGCTGCCGCCCGCGCTGTCGGCCAGGCCCAGCGCGGCGGCCTGCCAAAAGACGCTATCAGCCGCGGCGGCACTATCCGCGAGAGCCGCCACCGGGGTAAACCCGCTCACGGTCAGCGTATCGGCCAGGGTAAGGCTGTCCGCATACCCCAGCGCCGCGGCGATCCGGCTCAACCCGTCCGTCGCCGCGGCGCTGTCCGTCAGGGTGACGTTGAAGGCGCCGGCCGAGCCGTAGCTGAAGGTGTCGCTGCCCGCCGCGTTGTCGGCCAGGCTCAGGGCCGCGGCCAGCCAGACGTAAGCGTCGGTTACGCCCGTAGTATCAGCCAGGATCTGGTTCAGGATAAACGCCGCCGCGGTGAGCGCATCGCTGTCGGCGGTCGTGGCGTCGGTCAGCGCGCCGCCCGGCGCAAACGCCGCGGCGGTAAGCGTATCGGCTACCGTATTGCTGTCGGCCAGCGCCAGCCCGGTACCTTGCCGGGTAAAGCCGTCGGTTGCGCTGTCGCTGTCCGCCGATACGGCCGCCGGCGCGAAACTCGCCGCGATCAGGCCATCGGTTTCAGTGTCGCTATCGGCGAGGCTCAAACTCGCGGCCGACCGGAGCACCGCATCCGTCGGCGCGGTGTTGTCGCTCAGCCCGCCGCTACCGGCCAGGCCGGTAGCGCTGAGACTGTCGCTGTTCGCCGTCGTTGCGTCGCTCAGCGACAGGCTCACGGCAAAGGCCGCCGCAGCGAGGCTGTCGGTTATGGTGGTGCTGTCGGCGAGGCTCAGCCCGGCGGCCTGGCAGGTAAATCCGTCGGCGGTAGCGGCCGTATCCGCCATCGCCAGGTTATAGGCACCGGCCGAACTGTAGTTGAGCGTCTCACTTGCGCTCGTGCTATCGGCGAGGCTCAGGGACGCGGCCAGCCACAGGAGGCTGTCGGCCCCGGTTGTCGTGTCGGCCAGCGTCAGCGCCGCCGCCTGCCAGAAGATGCTGTCGGTCTCGCCGGCGCTGTCGGTCAAGGCCGCGGCGGCGGCTACCGCCGCGGCGGTGAGCGTATCGGTCCCGGTGGCGCCGTCGGTCAGCGACAGCGCGGCGGCCAGCCAGGTCAGCGTGTCGGTCGCCGCGCTGTTATCGCTCAGCGTGCCGGTTGCGGCGAGGACCGCGGGCGCGGCAGCGTCGCTGTCACCGCCGGTATCGGCCAGGGCTGCCGTGGCGGTCGCCGCTACCGTAAGGGCATCACCGCCGGCGGCGGTATCGGCAAAGCCCAGCCCCGCTGCCAGCCAGACAACACCGTCCGTTGCAGGGCTGTTGTCGCTCAGCGCGGCGGCGGCAGCGCCGGCCGCGGCGATACCATCGGTTGCGGCCGCGCTGTCGGCCAGCGCCAGCGCCGCCGCCTGCCAGGCATAGCCATCGGTTGCGGCCGCGCTGTCGGCCGGCGACGCAGCCGCGGCAAAAGCCACCGGCGTCAGCGCGTCGGTTGCGCTACCGCTATCCGCCGGCGCCGCGATAAACGCCGCCGCCGCGGTCAGGCTGTCGGTTTCCGCCGTGCTGTCGGCGAGGCCCAGCGTAACGGCCGTCGGGGTAAAGCCGTCGGTTTCCGCCGTGCTGTCGGCCAGCACGCCGGTGAATGCTATCGCGGCAGCGGCCAGCCCGTCGGTTTCGGTCGTGCCGTCAGCCAGGCTGAGCGCCGCCGCCGAACGGATAAAACCGTCACTTTCGGTGTCGCCGTCGGTCAGCGACTGGCTAACGGCAAAGGCCGCCGCAGTCAGGCTGTCGCTGTTCGCTGTTGTGGTGTCCGACAGCGACTGGCTGAGCGCGATTGCCGCAACCGTCAGGCTGTCGCTGTTCGCTGTTGTGGTGTCCGACAGCGTTTGCGTCAGGACGACCGTAGCGACGGTAAAGCCGTCGGCATCGGCTGTCGTGGTGTCCGCCAGCGTCTGCGTCAGGACGACCGTCGCCGCGCTGAGCGCATCGCTATTCGCTGTCGCGGCATCCGTCAGGGCCGCGACGAACGCCGGGGCTGCGGCGGTGACCGCGTCGGTTTCCGTGTCGCTGTCGGCCAGCGCCAGACCCGCGGCTTGCCGGAGGACGCTGTCTGTCTCGGTATCGCTGTCGGCTATCGACTGACTGAGCGCAATCGCCGCTGCGGTTAAACTGTCGCTGTTGGCGGTCGTGGCATCGGAAAACGACTGGCTGAGCGCAACCGCCGCCGCTGTCAGGCTATCAGTATTGACGGTCGTGG